GCAACATTATCAGGTCTATCATTACCTTTGATTTGATACTTAGTGAAGAACGCAAGATTTTGAAAAATATCTTCACGAAGAATTCCTCTTTTGAAGAGATTCTTTACAGTAATGTAATCTGATATCTTAGCATCAGGAAGTCTGCTAACATATTCAAAATTTGGAATCTGACTAAAGTAATTTGACATTTTTAGTAACCTATGTTTGTATCATCAAATTCGTTATAGTCATCATTAAAGATTGGTTCAAGTTCACTAAATGCAAGAGTTAATTCATATGAGACCATTGCACCATCATCAAAGGTTGCATAGTTTCCTTCTGGTGTGTAGTTAACTGCAACTGATTGCAACGCGCATTCTTTAATTCTATTGATAAATTTATTATCCTCATTTTTATGTAGGTATTGAATTCTAAAGGTATTTGGAGATTTCAAGAAAAGATTTGAACTACTTTTCTGAGGAGCAGATCCTTGTTTAAAGAATCTTAAGATTCTAACGATTCGAGCAGATTCCTCTTTACTTCTAGCACTTAATTTAAATTGAAAGGAAAACTGTCTCAATGCTGGTCCTTGGAATAAAAGTTCCATGTTAGGATTGATAACCGCTCCAGTTGTTCTTGTTAACAACTGACCACCAACACCTACAGCAGCACCAGCAAATGCATTTGCAATTGCAGTTTTTGTTTCTCCCGCATTTGATGATATTGTGTTTGCAATATTTTGTGCTTCCTGAAACATGTTAGAAAATCCTTCTTGGATTCCTGTTAACGCAAGAGCAGCACCAGCTGCTTCAAGTGCATTCATTTTTTGTCCAGACCATTCAACAGAATTGGAGTCTTGTAATCCTCCTGGAGCAGGGAGAATTACACTTCCCAAAGATGATCTAGCATTTAGTCTTGCCTCATTACTAAATCCATAATTTTGAGTGTTAAAATCTTGAGGAACATACTCAAGCATTGTAAATTTAACTACATCTTGATCATCTGATCTTAAATCTTCTGGATAAACTTCATCATAAAATCCACCTCTTGTACCTTCGAACGTAGGAATATCAGAAGGAGAAATTTCAGTCGTTCCTGATTGATCGGTGGTTTCTGCAGTATTTCCAGATCCACCAGATGCTTTATCGAAGGTTTGATCTGATACTGGATCTACTGTGTTTTCTTTAAGTTCATCTTTTACACTGCTAACTTGCTCATTAACTGATGTACTTAACTGAGAATTAGGATCATCTAATGCTCTTTTTTCTGCTTCTCTTGCATTAGAAGTTAATTCCGTTGTAGTTTTTCCATCCTTATCAGTTGTACTTTCCCTAATTTTTACCGAATCATTTCCATTTGCATCAGTTCTGAAAGTTTCAGTTTTTACTGAACCATCAGCCAACGTAGTTACGTCTGTTTTATAATAGTCTGTTCTTTTATTACGACCAGTGCCTGAAGTGACTACACTTACGTCGCTCGTCTTTGATGCCATTACGCACTACGTTTTTATCTATTTAGTATGAACTTTCCATATTGAAGAGCAAGTAAATCATCAAGTTCTTCTAATCTAACTTCATATAACATCCCTGCAACTTCATTCCAAGTGTAGTTTCTATATTTTCTCCAGTGAAAATTGAGACCTCTAAATCCCCATGCATTTAATTCAACACAAGCAATTAAAGGATGTTGATCGTACTCAATACCAGGTGTTTTTGCATTGTAGATAAATGTATACAATCCACCTTCATCAGGAACAGGTGTTACAGTATTACTCAATGCATCCATAATTGCTATCATTCTATCTTCAGGATCATTTGTTGTTGCAAGTAAATCTTCTCTGATAGGTAGAATGCGATTAGATGATGTCCTTAATTTTTCTAATCGTCTTTGCTCTTCTCTGGCATTAATTTGTGCTTTTACTTCTTCATAAGAAGGTCCACCTGTTCTTCTTTTAGCACGTCTTGCCATTACTTGATACCTAACTCGTCTTCTGTGATGATCTTAAATTGTATTCTCCTATCATCACAAAATTCTTTTGCTGCTTTCCATTTCGCTTGATTGACAGCATAAGTTTTGCATTCATAAAGATATGATTTTGTTTGTCTCTTTGGTTTTTTGGGAGGAACTGTTTGCTTCTTTGGTTTTACTTCGATGATATAAGTTTTTATTTGACCACTACTTTCCTTTACTTTAACAATAAAATCTGGAAAGTATCTGTGAACACGATTATCAACTGGGGATAGGTAGGGAATAAAAAACTCTTCACTTCCCCACTCTAAAATACTTTCATTCAAATCACACCAACGACAGAATTTTCTTTCCCAACTACTGCGACATATAATATTGTTTGGATCACCTTTATATTTTTTGGGGAAAGATGGGTGGTATATACTCTTGTTACTTTCTGCCATACATAATATATAAGGTTAAAAACTATTTATAGATGCCTACCTCAAGGTCAGTTTCACAAATAAAATCGAGTTTGCTTAGACCAGCTTTAACTTCTCACTTTGAAGTTGAAGTTCCTGTATTGGATGACCTTCGTGATATTTTGGGATCTGAACAGTCAAATTTAAATTTAGCATGTGCAGAAGCAACTCTACCAGGATCTCAGTTAGCAACTTTTGAGAACAATAATGACCGTGCTGGTGTTACAGAGAAACACGCATATCGTAGAATGTTTGATGGTCAAATTGATTTAACTTTTTATGTAGATGCTGGTAATTATCTCCCCATTAAATTTTTTGAAGGGTGGATAAAGTATATCATGAATGAAAATACTGATGACGTAAAATCCAAGAGTTATTTTTATAGAGCAAAATATCCTAATGATTACATGAGTGATCAAGGATTAGTTGTAAGAAAATTTGAAAGAGATTATAAATCAACCTTGACCTATAATTTTGTTAGATCTTTCCCTCTCAGCATTTCATCAATGCCAGTTACATATGATTCATCTTCACTTCTAAAGTGTACAGTAACGATGAGTTATATTCGTTATTATGTTGATGAAATAACTTTACCACAAACAACACAACCACAAGTTGCACCAACCACACCTACTGCACAAGCACAATTTAATGCTAGTAATTTGACTTTACCTGGTCTTGAGGGTGCTGGTGCCCTAGCACCTAATACTAATAGTGGTGCCATTGACAGGAGAGTTGAGGCAGGACTTCCTGGAGTTGGTAGAGTTACATTTGTAGAACCTAGTATATTTGATACTGACTATAATTTTAGAACCAATACTTTGAATCGCTGAAACGCAAATAAATAATCACATCTGAAAAACACTATAGGACATTATGCCTTTACCAAAGATTGCAACGCCATTATATGAACTTGAATTGCCATCCACTGGAGAAACGATTCAGTATCGACCTTTCCTTGTCAAGGAAGAGAAGGTTCTTGTGCTTGCTTTAGAAAGCGAAGATACAAAGCAAATCACAACAGCAATTAAAACAGTTATCAAAAATTGTATCAAAACCAGAGGAATTAAAGTAGAGAATCTTCCTACTTTTGATATTGAATATTTGTTCCTTAATATTCGTGGTAAGTCTGTTGGAGAAGAAATTGAGGTAAGTGTTACTTGTCCTGATGATGAAGAAACTCAAGTCTCAGTAACAATTAATCTGGAAGACATTAAAGTCCAGAAGAGCGAAGATCACAATAATAAAATCAAAGTTGATGAAAGTATCATGATGGAAATGAAGTATCCATCACTTGATCAGTTTATTAAAAACAATTTTGATTTTAGTGAAGGGAGTGCAATGGATCAATCATTTGAATTGATTGCATCATGTATTGATAAAATCTACACTGAAGATGAAGTTTGGGCGGCTGCCGACTGCTCTAAGAAAGAAATTGTTGAATTCTTAGAGCAAATGAATTCGTCTCAATTCAAGGAAATTGAAAAGTTCTTTGAAACTATGCCTAAGTTATCTCATGCTTTGACGATCAAGAATCCAAATACAAAAGTGGAGAGTGAAGTTCTCCTGGAGGGGTTAGCAAGTTTTTTCGCATAGCCCTGATCCATATGGATCTGGAAAATTATTATAGACTTAATTTTGCCTTGATGCAGTACCATAAATATTCTTTGACTGAGATTGAAAATTTGATGCCTTGGGAAAGAGACATCTACGTAGCATTATTGCAACAGCATCTTGAAGAAGAGGAATTAAAACACAAACAACAAAATGCCTTCAAGTAAAGAAAAAAAACTAAGGAAAGCATATGAGTTTAAGCTAGGAAAAAAGCTTGTCTCTAAACTTTCCGATGGTCAAATTTCAATACTTTCGGCATTTTATAATTCTTTAAGCGATTCAGAACAAAGAGAAGTAGATTCTAAGATATTCAAAGGAGAGACTAATGATCTCCTTGACATGGCATATACCATGGTTGAGGAAAGTGAGGAAGCGCCTTCAGCACCCAAACCAAAAGTAACAAAGATAAAGTCTTCTGC